AGCTAGCAACTGGCTTGTTAGGTACCCGCCAGACGGCCCACACGGTCGCAACCAGCGTTGCTGCTGCCGTAGCTAGGGTGCCGTATTCCGTGAGGTCCACAGCGTCGTCAGCTAGGGCTAGCTGCACTGTTGCAAGTGCCGTAGTAGCAGCCGTAAGGGTCGCACCCAACGCTGCAACGATTGCTTTAGTGGCTTTGGTATTCATTACTACTCCAATCTAATTATGGGGTCGATGGCGTCAGCAGCTCTAGGATAGCTGCTAGCTGCCCCTTCATTTCCTCGTTATCAGCTTTCAATGTGTCTACGTCTGTTGCCAGTGCGGTAACTGTCTCAGCAGTAGCCTTGATGCGGTCGTAATCCCGCTGTGTAGCTACGGCAAAATTCTTCGGGTCTTCTTCCTGCCAAGGACGTTGAGTATGCACCCTCTTAGCGATATCATCCTTATCCGCATTAGAAAGAACCACATTCACAGTACCCAACTCCTCAAACTTGAAATCGAATGTCGTGTTCTGATCTGCTGCCTCTGACCATGCTCCGGAGAAGTGAGCATGTTCCGTATGATCATTGTCACCTGTATAAGCAACAGGCTGAAAACCATTCGAGTAATGGTACTTCTTTTTATTGAAGATCATATACCGAATTACCGAAGAAAGATTCGGTAGTTTCCGCATGTGATCAATAACCACCTGCATTTGCGCTTGCTTGTTTGTAGATGATGTAAGCGTAGGATCATTTAGTTGGCAATCAATATCTACTGCACGAATGTCTTCGATATTATCGCTATCACCTTCCCATTCTGCATTGCGATACTTAGTATCATCGGCATTATGACCTGAAGTACCTTCCGCGTGCGCTGCATTCCCTCTGGCACCATCAGAGGTTGTATCCCGATCCTCCCAGCGTGCATTGAACTGATTACCCAGGTTCGTCATTCCGGGTGTTAGGTCTGCAACATTGTTCCAGTTGGTCATAGCTGTTCCTCCCTTCTTAGGTAGCAATCTGTCTGGTAGCCATTGTGGTACCGGCAACGACTGTTGTGAGCGAAGCATCGGATACCCGCTGTGCCCATTGTAGCGACAATGTTCCCGCTACGGTCACCACCACGGTATAGCTCTCTTCTAGCACAACGTATGCGTTAGCAGTACCCGCGGCAGAGCCATAGGTGGCATCTGTGCCAGCCGCGATGCCTGCCATAAGCATTGGTGTGATAGCGCCAGCCGCGGCAACGTTGGAGCTAGGCGGACCGATACAGGCACGAATAGGGTTATTCCATGTACCGGTGAAAGCCCAACGGGTTTTGATATCTGGCGTGGCGGTAGTGTCGGTGTAGAACAGCAGCATTAGTTTTACCCAATGCGTACCTATAGCTAGTGGAATGGCGGTTAGCTCTGCATCGTTACTGAGTACGATATCAGCAGTAGCGGTTTCGTTGGCTGTCTTGACGTAGATGTCTGGAATATCTAATGCGAGGTTGGTACCGGAAACGGATACGCCAACCCCCCATGGCGGAAACTTAGGCATTACAACCTCGCCAATAGTTCAGGGTAGATGTACACGTAATCATTAGCATTGTGCGCCGCGGAGTATCCGCCAACTACACCACGAGTAACTGTGAGTGTCTGTGGTGAAGCAGCACCACTAACATTTGTTACCGTCATGATCTCCCCTCCAATTTTAATGCGGTAGTTGACGGCACCCGTACCAAATAGCACACCACTTAGCGTCTTCACAGCAATGCTGGTAGCGGAGCTAGTTATCCCTGTGTTTAGCTGCTGCTGAACTACTCCCGCAATGGTGGTGTGCGCTGCCACCCATGAGGAGTAGAGATCTCCACCAGGTGTTGTTTGATTCTCGCTAGTTTGATATGGCCCATACGGCGTCAAGTCATATGTAATTGACCATTCTTGCGAAAACAATTCTTCAGCAACACCAGTAACCAATAGCGCTAGTTCATCAGGTGCCATAAACAGCGGCAGACTGGTTACTCGAATGATATCTGAAATCTCAGTCTTTTCGGCTAACAGGAATCGATCAGCATTTGCCGCAAAAGTGGGATGATGCATTTCTAGCTTAAGTGCAGGGTATCGTGATGTTGGCCATGTTCGTTTAACCAACATAGCTCCGGCAAGATTCGGCAACTGAAGTGTGTTGTAATTATTTACGGTAGGCCCATCAGGCACTGGATTAATGCCATTAGGTGGCGCCTGAATCGACATAGGTCCGTAAGCAAGTGTTGCGCGCGCTACGCCGCCGGCTGCGCGATTAAGGATGATGTCATTAGCTACATCCGTATCATCTGGTGTGCTTTCCAATTCGGCCAATTGAGCATATGTGAGCGACATTCCGTATTGATTATATAGCGACCTGATAGGGCGGAATTCCAATGCAGCCGAATCGTTAGCTTCAATTATAATACCACCATCGACGTCGGCACATTCATAGAGAATGTTGATTCCTGTGTCGATAGGTTGCGGCCCCATCTGCTGACTGAGACTCGGGTATCCTATAACTCGTGCTTCCACACCGAGCAATCCACACACGCGACGGAACCGTGAGTCTGCCGTTTCGCCTGAGAATGCGCGCGCAAAGTTAACAACATTAGCCGTAGGCGTTCCGCTAAAGAATTCCAAACCAACCTTAGGCGATGCCATGGCATGGCAGAATCTAACATCGGTACAGCCTGCACCGGGGTTCATGCCGATGCGCAGAGGTACACCCAGCGTGCCCGCGGATGAGGTGAGTGGGCCTGTATAATACAAATCGGTGTTTACGACATGCCATTCATGGGACGATTCAATGTTTCCGCCCACTTGTCGCTGGCGGGAATGGTATGCAATCCACCTATCAGGTGTGGCGCTGGTGCCATGTAGTACGTTATTAGTCTGCACAAGCGTACCGGCTGCATCGTAGGCGCGCAGCCAATACGAGCCTGATGTGACGATTAGATCCCACCGCTTGATGGTTCCTGAGTTATACCAGCTAACAAGTCGTTGATCTGTAACCGGTACGCTAGGAAATTTGAAGAATATATAAAAGTGTGATTCTCCCGTTACTGTGGTTACACCAGTGCAGATACCACCAAACGTTGCATCAGCGCCTAGCTTCATTACCCCCGCTGAGCCAGGAATTTCACCGTCGAATCCTTCAAATGTGATATCTGTAATGTTGGCTGGTGAGCCATCAGACGTACCGCTACCCGCTAGGGTTACATCTGCTGTAGCAGGCTCTTCTCCAGTCCACCAACCATTAGAATCGTAGTTGCTGAATGTCTGGAAGATAGGCGATTGGAATGGTGTCTCATTACTGCCAAGTCGACGAAGGATACCGCCTGCTTCAGCTTCAATCTTGACATCAATACCAGTGCCGTTACTGCTTAGGCTCGGCTTCTGTACCGGAGCACTCAGCTCACCATAGAATCGATAGTCAGCATTAGTAATCTCAGCCGTGCCGCCAAGCGTCCAAGTATTACCTAATCCATCAGCAAACGAAGTAGTACCTGTTGGTTGTGCTGTGTAATCAGCATTAGCCACTAGCGTACCCGCACTATTGTATATGCGGAATGCGTGAATACGTCCATTGTAGTTAACACTATTACTAGTGGTGATGTCTTGTGCTGCGCCACCATCCATCGTGCCTAGTTCAACATTACCGGCACCACTGAAAATGCTAGTAACACCGCCCGTGACTGTCGAACCTAGCTGCGTATAGGTTCCCGTGATTCCAGTGGTAGACGTCCAGAATTTCACCTCGCGGGAGCCTGCACCATTGTCGACATCCATGGTAACCTTGATTGAGATACGTCCTGTGGTTGGTAGCATCGCCGTACAGTTAGCGACAATACTATTAGCACCTGTGGTAGACCACACAAATGCTAGATACCCAACGTTACCATTAACCCCAGTTTCACCAAAGCGGATATACCACGATCGGTTGCTGGGCTCATCATATTTGCTAGCTAGAATCATTCCGCGGTTCTGGCCACTACACCAACGCGTAAAGCGGCGAGGCTCAAAATCCACTCGAATCTCGATATCGCCAGTGATGTCTAGTGCAGCTTTATCCGTCGTCTGACCGCGTGAACCGTCGTTACGATCAATCAGGTATAGGGCAGAGGTGGAGCGAGGCACATAGACGCGTACAGGCGTGTTACGCGGTAGTACACCGAAGTATGGCGACCGTGGATTTTCATTATTGTACACACCATCAGGATCGAGCCATGTCCAGTTACAGGTACCGGGAGGCGTATGTGTTTGCAATCCGCTGGCGCCACGCTTGATTGTAACACCAGTCTTTTGCAAGATCCGTGTACGCGTGTTATATCGAACAACATTGGTCCACACGTTGTTTATTTTGAGCTGCACCACCGTACCCAATGCATCAGAAGGAAAAGCCATTACACAGCCTTCCCTCTGCCGTAGGCTACTTGTACTTTACCGCCACCAGTATTCTTTACCTCAGCACGAATACCTTCATTGATAACGCGCATGATCCGGCTATCAGTGGTATCCATTTCCAGCCGGACAATGATCTCAATTGGTTCAGCGTGTCCAGCAAAGCCACCGCGTGCATCTCGTCCATTCGTAAATGGCGATGCTTTTGCAGGTGTGATCTTCTCACCCTTGTGAATCAGAGCTAGACCAGTCTTCATAACCTTATCGGTACCAACGTCTAGCGATGGAATACGCGGGACGCTGAAAGATGCTCCACCGATACCCGGTACCCATGATGGAACCGAGAAGCTAATACGGCCGATCGTGTTATTCCATGCCCACACGATACCGTTGAATGCCGCCTTATATGGGGCGGTAATGATCTTGGCTAGCGACTTGAATGCATTACCAATCTTCTTAGGCAAATCGCTGAATACGTTACCAATCCACTTGATGAATGAACTAGTGGTTTTCTTGATCCAGTTCCATGTAGCCTTAACTGGATCACCGATCTTGCTCCAAATAGCCTTCCAGAGCGATTGGAACCATGTAGTTTTAGTCGCAATTACTACAATGATCGCTACTAGCCCCACAATGAGCGCAATAATTGCGCCTACTGGGTTGGCTGTCATTGCGATATTCCATAGCCATTGTGCGGCGGTAACCGCCCCGATGATGCCCACCAATCCAGAAAGAATTCCCGATAGCATTCCAGTCCAATCGGTAATCTTTCCGAGCACCGAGCTTTGTGCTGCTAGCTCCCGTTGCGAGGCGGTTAGTTCAGTAGTAGCGCTCTTCTGATCAACTAGCGATTGCTTACTATCTAGCTGGGCCTGCTTGGCGTCGCGATTAGCTTGATTCAAGTCTTCCGCCGCTTGGCGGCCGTCTAGATTTGCTTGATTAACATCATTCTGCGCTTGTGCAGCTTCCGCGGAGTGTGGTCCAAATTCAGCAACCGCCTCGTTATACGCTGTTTGTGCATTCCTGCCATCAATCAATGCTTGCTTCTGATCAATGGTCGCCTGCTCAGCATCGATACCAGATTGAGCGAAGTCGCGGTTAGCCTGCTTGAAATCTTCAACTGCCTGGGCTGCATCTTGCGCAGCTTGTTCCACGTCTGTCTGTGCCCGCGCTAGATCTTCCGCCTTGCGCGCGCTATGGCTCATGAGGTCGCTAACCGACTGCGAGACAGCGCCAACACCCTCTAGGCCCTGTGACATATTGTCAGTGAACCCGGTAGCCTTATCTAGTGCGTCACCCAGCTTGCCAGTACCGCGGGCGGCAGTATCAAATGCATCTTCAGTCGAACCCATTGACTGAACGATTACCTTTTCGGCTCGCTGTGATGCTTTGCCAACACCTACGATTACGTCTGAGGCAGTCTCGTTAGCCCCAACTGTAATACTGATTTCATTCCCCACTGGATTCTAACCTCGCTCTCTCTGCCTCATATTCCGCCTCTTGCTCATCTAGTTCTTCCTGTTCATCGCGCCGTCTGCCGTAGCTTTCACACTCCAGCAAATACAGGATTTCGACATTCTCCGCATCCACTGCGGCTAGGTTCGGGTAGTTGAATCGCTCCATCAGTCCTAGGTAAAGTTCGGCTCTGGCGATATCATTGGGTTTTGCAACGTCTCTAGCCTCTGCATAGTCTCTGGTGTGATCCCATTCTGAGGGGGCGACTCTAGGCCATTGCTCTCGCCATCGTTCAAACTCATTTCTTTTGGGTCCGCAACACGTGCAACGGCGAACACCCATCCTTTAATAATTGTGATGATTAGGTGCAGCTCCAAACACAGCATGCCGTTGACAGTAGTCGGCAGTGGTGCGTCTTCCTGCAATCCACACAACGCGCAGGTAGGCTGATCAGTTTCCACCTCAGGGTGTTCCATGTTCCAGCTAATCAACTTGCTAGCAAAGAAATGGAATACCTCTAGCTTCTTTTCTTCGTCCTTCTCATTCACATTGATGTTCATTTTCTGAACAGCTTTAATTTCGCCTAGTGTTGCACCTCTTGTTACCACTTCTAGCCCCGGATGATCCACGAACTCTAGGCTATAGACCTTCTTGACTGGCTTGTAACCCATTCCCCTCAACCTCTCTCTGTAACACGTCTAGCTATTAGTTGCTCTTACGTCCAAGTCGGCGTAGTACCGTCCGCGAGGCTGTAGGGGTGCGACGCGGTGAACTCGCCCGTAGCTGCGCGCGTTAGGGCGTAGTCGGAAAAGAGCACCTCACCGCTTAGCGACTTGGCGCTAATGGTCAAGCTGACTGTACGAACCACACGAAGGTCACCGGACATGACAGCATGAATACGGTTGGCCGCGGGGTTGAACACACTATTGAGCGTGCCGGTCAGATCTGCCAGCAGCGAGAGCCGCTCCATAGCAGACTTGTCTAGTCCAGTGACTTCCTGAAGCGCATACGGGGTAGAAAACTCTAGGTTGGTAATGTCATTCTTGACATCTTGCAATGCAGCCGCGGCATTGTCGACACTGCACGTAGTCCAGCCAAGTCCAGTTTCTTTAGCCATCTTATTTCTCCTCAGCCCTGGTTAATTGCATCGATGATCATACCTAGGTGGTTGGCGCTGCTGTCCACCCAGTCTTCCGGACGCTGGAATTTCGTTGCTCGCCGATTGGAGAATGAGCGATAATCCCCCCTACCTGCGTAATAGAATTCCGGTCGCTCTAGCGAGAGACGATGCGACGACGCTTGGAAACACACTTGCCCAGGCTCGAAAACCAAATAGGTTTCATCGTCGTCAGCAAGCGTCATTTCCTTATAGCGCTTGCCGACGTGCGTTACCAGATAAAGCAGATTCTCGCGCTCTAGGTCACTCTTCTTATAGGTCCATCCATCTAGGTACGCAGGGCAGCTTACCTCTGCGCACGTAGCCTTACGAAAGTGGGTGCTGATCGGTGAAGCTACCCGGTATGTCTTGTATAGTTGAGTAGCCATACGCGGTGGTGGTCTATACACTGATCTATTCATCTCTAATCCTATAGGCAGCATCAGATTGTCATATCCGTTATGTTAGTGGTCGCCTGCACAGCGAACACTAGGTTGGAAAACGTGCCGGTAGTAATAACTCGCAGGTACCGCCTAACTGCCTGGGTACGGCCCGACTGGATACGCTCTTTAGTAGCCGCCGTTACTGAAGTGAATGCGACGCCTGCACCAATAGCCGCGAACGCCGCGTTATCCGCAGAGTCTTGAATTGTAATTGTGGCGCTTGTGCCAGTGAACGAAAATACATGTAGGTATGCCTGCAAACCAAACGCCGCGGGCATTCCCTGAATCTGGAAATCAACCCCCGTAGCTGGGCTAGTGGCGACAGTATCTGTACGCTTGCCGGCCGTTAGTGCATAGCCCCAATCGAGCCACCACGCGTTAGACTGTGCATCCACTTCAGCCGTGAACATTCCGGTGTCTTCACGCGTCGGGTTATAGCCAACTTGCTTGCCCACGATAGATGCAACTGGAGCACCCAATGTAGCTCTGTGGAAGTATGAAAAAATACGGTCCGTCCGCGGTAGGTTCGAATACGCTGTGTGCGCATTGCTAGGGTTCCAGAATGTGGTAGCGGTAATCTGCCCAGTAAGCTGCCCCGCCTTACGCTCGATTGCAAGCTTATCGATCCCTGTCATTTCTAGTAGGTTACTCGACTTGCTAATCTTACCAAGCGCATTAGTATCATTCGACAGATCATATTGATCTAGATACATCTGTGCACCAAGTCCAGATTCTTTTGCCATTACCTATCACCTCCTCTTAGTTGGCTTGTGGCCAGGCATCATCAACCAAGCACGGAATGGTCATGTCCATAATACGAAACACTGCTCCATCGATTTCTAGGTAGCCCGATTGCGCAGCTAATGCAATGCCATAGGCGCCAAGTAAATCAATGTTACGAATGGTGCCTTCGAAATCGAAATCATCATGATAGCGTCGCATTAGATTTGACATGGCTTTCATCATCATTGGATCAATCAAATCTTGCGGCTCTAGTAGCATGCCCTGATACATTCGGAGCGTGAATACTATACGTGCGCTAGTGTTAGCTAGTCCACTGATGGCTGCGATAGGCTCCATGGAAACAACCCAAACAGCCGCAGTCAGCCCATAGCGCGGCGCGCGCTTAGGCTCGTGGGTATTAACCTTATCAAAGTAACCTGAACGCTGGACATCGCTAACCACAGCATCAAAGATTGGATCAATCCACTCTTCGTTCCCACTCGGCGCTGTCATCGATTCATTTCCTGTGTATATTGATCAACGTAAGGCTTAGCGATTGCTTCCTTATCTTTAGCTAGCCCCTGCTGCACCATTCGAAATGTGTGGTAGCCCTTGAAGCGCGTAGTTTTATTCCGGCTCGATACGCCTTCAAGCCAGCCACCGTAAATCACTCCGCCATCGGTAATACCACGATAGGTGCTCCGCCTGTCGACTTGAATTCGAGATTCGTAATAACCGGTTGGCTTCTGTAGTACTTGACCTAGTCGACTCTTGACGCGGCGCACTCCCTCCTGAGCTAGGGCGTCATTAATCTTGATGACCATGCGTGCGCCAGCCGCTTTGGTAGCTGAAGAATTGAATACCGCGCCCTTGTGCTCCGCCTTTACATTCACTCGAAAGTTAGGCATTAGACGGCACCCAACCTCTCTTTACGCCCTAGCTCCCGCCACGCGCGCTCACGAATGTCGTCTATCCCTAGACCAGCAGCCTCCCGTGTTCCAGCGCCAGAGCCGATCGTACGGGCGTAGGCGCCTGCACTCTGTGCTAGCAAGACGACAGACTCAGCGATCACTAGTTCATTCAATAGGGCGGGGTACTCGTGCACGTACACCGGATCTGCATTCGAATGCGCCGCGGCGGTCGAGCCCAATGCACCACGAAGCACAATGAATTGGCGGGGGGCATAGATGGTAGCGCCAGAGGTATGTGCAGCTAGCACCGTACCGTCAATGGCGCGAGTGACAATCAGCGAGGTACCGGCGATATCGACAATACGCATACGCTCAGCATCGACAAGAATCGTTTCGCCAATAGCAAATGTAGCGGCACCTGCACACACGACCGTACGGTC